TGAATTTAATATCAAATTTGTAAAATGATCTATCGCCTTTTTGTATGATCGTGGTTTGTATGTTGAGCTAACAACGGCTAATCCGTCATCAGTATCTTTACGGTAAACTTCTTTTTTACCTGTAATAACTTCTTGTTTGACGTTGTATATATTACGTAGTCCAACGTCAAAATCTGCGTCAGGATGTATGTTAAACTTACTTAACATATCTGACTCTTGTTTGTGTGCTACTGCCATTAACATGGTGCCTCCTGTTCTTCGTGTTGTTCTAATAATTTTTCAATCCTTATAATTTCACGATTAAGTTTTTTAATCACGAGTGATATTTGTGATCTTGCGTCTATTGTCATACTTTCTGTGTTTAACACTTTACGCAATATCATTTTTAAGTCTTGTAAATATTCTTTGTTTTTTATTTCTTCTATCATTTTTTCTTCTTCCTTTTCTTGTTCATCCATTACCCAATTCTTAAATGCTATACTCATTAATCCTCCTTATACATTTGAGGCATTATGTAATTATGATGTGCTATATTTGTATGAAACGTTCCAGCTCCGTTTCCTTCATCATCACTTTGAACATATAATAATGTTTTATTATCTAATTCTAATGTTGGTATTAAATATGATTCACCTTGTTCTTCTGTATAAAAAACATTTGTAATTGTTTTACCTTTTAATAATTCAATAGCGTGATTTTCCCATTTAGTTTTTAACTCACTCATTCTGATATCTCCTTTGATTCAAGACAATCTTCATGTTCCCAACTATCATAAGATTCATCTAGTGTTTCTGAATTACAAAATTCATTTAATCCACTATCTTCTTCATAGTCATCTTCTGAACAAGTAATGAAGTATGTTCTTTGCACATTATATGAATGCACTACTTTATATTCTGGCATTATTTACCTCGTATGTGTTTAGTTAGTTTTAAGCATAGTATAATGATACCTACCCACATTGGAGCTGATACAATACTAATTACAAGTGTTGGGTTAACTCCCATTACTAATAGTGTCACGATAAAGCCAAGACCTAACGTGATTAATAAAATCATAAACGTGCCTAGCTTTTGGCTTTGTTTGTCAAATTCTTTTGTTATTTTCATATTGTAACTCCGATAAATGTTTGAGTGCATTTACTATTAATGCAAAAGCACTAAGTTTATACGCATTAGTCACCACATCATCTGTTGTAATAGGTGTTAATGCTTTTTGTATTTTTTCTAAATTTTCTATTTCAGTTTTTATGTTCATAATACTTCTACTTTCTCTTTGATATACATAACTTTCCAATGAGTCTTATGGTGACCATCTGTGTGGGTTATGTGTAATGTTTGCACATCTTCTTCGCTGTGACAACTTTCTAGTCGGAAGTTTCCCTTATCTTCTGTAAGCATGAAACTTCCTGCTACTCCTATGATGTTATTACCTGCAAATTCACCTAGTGTTTTGTATATGCTCATTCGTATCTCCTGTAGTAGATTTTGTTTATCCTATCCCACAATTTCCTATCTATAATCTCTTGTGGTGTTCTCGGTTCTCGTTTTGCTTTCTTTCCTAAGCGTAATAAACATTTGATAATTTGTTCTTTCAATGCTTTTTTTTTCATGTATCTGGCCTCGCTCCGCTCGGTACTCGGTATTCTTGTTTTCTGTATTCGGTATTCTTGTGGTCTGTTCCCCTTGTTTTTTTTAAAAATAAAAAAAAGCCGATAGAGCCAAAATGTGACTCTATCAGCTTTTATAAGGAGTAGTCTTAATGTTTAGTCGCCAGTGTTTCAGCTATCTTTGCCTGAACATTTTGCTCTATGGCTTTGTTGAAATGCACTTTTGCTTTTGCTACTCTATTTGAGTGGTTAACATCTACACCACCATATGCGATATATGTTTTCTTGTGTAATTCTTTAAAGACGTCTTTAAGAGCTTTTACACGTTGGTTATAGATTTTAAATTTAATATCCCACAACTCAGCTTTGTATTCTCTGTCATCAGAAGATTGTTGAGCTAAGTCTGTGGTTTTAAGGTCTTTAACATTACCAACTTCTTCAACAGCGGCAATGCTTGCTTGTTTAAGTTTGTCTAATTGCAACTCGCAACCCATACGTCTAAACTCCAGACCTCTGATATGTTGTTCCATATCTTTTTCACAATCAAACGCCTCAAAATCGGATTCTGAACGTTCTTTGTATAAGTCCATAAATTGTTTATGACTTAACTTGTAAGCATTGCTCAGTACGATTTTGAAATTTTCTATTAATGTGTTAGTTGAGTCAGTCATTACTTACCTCCTTTAGTTTTTTTACGTTTAAATGGCGTTTGAATCTCGTAATTCTTTAGGATTGGTGTCCTTTTCAGAATTTCCTTTCCTTTCTCAATATCGTCTTTCATCAACCATTTAGTGACATTGGCTCCTGCTTGGACACCATATCCTATTGCAATTAAAGTTTTAGTTATCATGTTTACCTCCTTAAATTAAAACTCTGATTATTTGTGCTATTACATAACTGGCTGTAAAGCTTGTTATGAAAATGATGAATACTCTTTCGAATTTGCTCATGCGAACTCCTTACCAAACTCTGTATAGATGGTTTGAAGTACGATTTCTTTTTCGTCATCATTTTCAGTTTGTCGTGCATGTTCCAGTTGTATCATCAAGCTCTGGTATCGTTTATCCGTTTGATAAAGCCAGTTATGAACTGTTTCAGGCATGTTTTTTATTACATTAATCATTTTTTACTCCTTTATTAATGATTTATAAGTTTGTTTAGACCGTATGTCTTTTTTACTTAAATTAAATCCCATTCAAGATTAGCATACTCTATTGATTCAAATACGCTGTGACCTTTACGTCTATGCGATAGGTAGAACATTTTAAACTCTTGTTCTAAATTATGGCAGATAGCGTTTTGAATCGCGCTAATAACAAGCCATGCTAATTCTTGATTATTTTTTCTTAATTTATTTTTCATATTAAATCCTTGATTTAAAATTTAATAAGATACCTCTTGTATCTTACGAATAACCAAGCAAACCAAGTCGGGCTGGGGTTAGGAGACTCTAAATATGCTGATTAAGCAGATTTAGTAGTCGAGCTATTCCTGTTGCTAATTCGTGTAAGCTTGGTCAATCCCTAGCTATAGGGATTGGGAACCATGCTACAAGATTCGTGAATAGATACAAGCGTTTACGCTTGTCAGTATCTGTTCACTAATCGAGCTAATTAGTGATAGGAACTTTAGCCCCAATCGAACTTGGTATGCTGTCGGTTATCGTTAAGGTACAAGAGAGAGAGTCAGCCGATAGGCTGTCTGTGACTTTCTTTTAGAAAAGAGCTTGGGTTCCCATTCCTACAAAGATTTAAAAAAGGGGGATGGGATAGCTCTTAGTGTTTTCTTTTGAAAAGAAAATACCTAAAGTATATTCCAAGAAAACTGAGTCATGTGCTATTTGGTTCTTGCTTGTCAAGAACATAAGAGAGGGCATATCCGTCCAGATTTGCGTTCCTAAAACGCAAATATGGATAACGGATTCATGACGAGCTTTTCTGAATATACGAAAAGTGGATTTAGAAAGCATATGTTGTGCATTGAGAGTCAAGAACTACATGATATAGTGCGTGACAATATGTGTGTTGACAATGAAATGTAGGCAGTTATACGTGTTAAAGGGATATGAATAAGAATAACCTGACTACCAAACAAAAAGACCTAGTTGATACAATCGTAACTACAGGATGTAGTATAGCAGAAGCGTCACAAAAGGCAGGATATGCAAAGGGAGAATCAGGTAGGGTTGTAGCAAGTAGGACGTTACGATTACCCCATGTACAAAGGTACATGATGGAGAGAGTGGCAAACACGATAGGACTAGGTGCAGTACAAGCCTCACAAAAGCTAATCAAATTATCAGGAGAGGCTAAGAGTGAGTACGTTCAACTAGAAGCGTCAAGAGATTTACTAGATAGAGCAGGAGTACGCGCGCCAGAACGTGTGCAACACGACGTAACTGGTGATATAAAGATCAATATTGACCTCACATAAATCTTAATCCCACACTACAACCGTGATTAATAAAAAACTCTCACGTCTATCCCACCAGTAATTACAAAAACTAACAGGGGGTAGGGCAAAAATTCACTCAACGTTTACATATATATATCCTAGACAAACATTAGAGCTTAAAAAAAGCACGTTAGAGCAGTACGATTAGTTTGCTGTACTCGGTAATGGGATGTGAGTATCAAATATATTTTTTTATCTTTACAGTGATTTTCTTTCACCCTAAACAATGGATAAAACAATGACACAGTTAGAAAAAGAAATAAAAGACCTCAAAGAACAAAATAAAACCCTCCTCGAAAGCCTAGAACGACATTTAGAAGAAAAAGCAGACCTACGTAAACAATTATATAAGGATACCAAACATGAGTTTTCTCCAAACGATCTCCCTCAAAGATAGAAAAAGACTAAGAGCTGTTGTCAAAAAGATACACTTAAAGAACTACCCTACCGAATTTATTAATGATTATGAAGCTGATAAGCTAATTGAGTCTTTTGCTCCTGAAGTAGTAGAAAAATTTATTAAAGCTGGAGTTGATTCAGGTAAAACAGAATAATGGAGTTTAGCTACAAGCCTTACGGCGAAGTATTGAAACGATTTATGAAGTCAGATGACTTCTTCAGGGGGATTAGAGGGCCTGTTGGAAGTGGCAAGTCCGTTGCCTGTTGTGTGGAAATATTTAGGAGAGCTTTACAGCAAGAAAAGAATAAAGAAGGGGTACGCAAGTCAAGATGGGCAGTTATTCGGAATACGAATCCCCAACTTAAAACTACTACTATTAAAACATGGCTTGATTGGTATGATGAGAACGTATGGGGCAGATTTAAGTGGTCAGTTCCTTACACGCACCATTTAAAGAGAGGCGATATAGACCTAGAGGTCATCTTCCTAGCCCTTGATAGACCTGAAGATGTGAAGAAATTGCTCTCTTTGGAGCTGACAGGGGTATGGGTTAATGAAGCCAGAGAGATTCCTAAATCAATTATTGACGCATGTACTATGAGGGTAGGTCGTTTTCCTTCTATGCGAGAAGGAGGAGCTTCTTGGTATGGAGTAATATGCGATACCAACGCCCCAGAAGAAGATCATTGGTGGCCTATCATGGCTGGTGACGTACCTGTGCCAGATCATATAACAAGGGATGAAGCTTTAATGCTTATTAAACCTGATAACTGGTCGTTTTATACGCAAGGTGGGGGCATGAAGGAGAAAAGAGATAAGGTTGGCGACTTAACTGGGTACGAAGAAAACGAACACGCTGAAAATAAAAAAAATTTAACGCCGAAATATTACAATAACATCATAAAAGGCAAGACAAAGGGATGGATTGATGTTTATGTGTTAAATAAGCTTGGCTCTTTAGAAGAAGGAAAGCCAGTGTATCCTTCGTGGCGTGAAGAAAGCCATTTAGCCAAAGAACCTCTTATTCCTGACCCTAATTCTACTGTTTATATTGGTATTGACTTCGGATTAACGCCTAGTGCTGTCTTTGGACAGCGTTTAGTAACTGGTCGGTGGCAAGTATTACATGAATTGGTATGTTTTGATATGGGTGCTGTTAGATTTGCAGAAGCCATGAAGCAAGATATTACAAAATATTTTAGAAATTATGAATTAGAAATATACGGTGACCCTGCTGGAGATTTTAGAGCGCAAACTGATGAAAAAACACCTTTTCAAATGCTTAGACAAGCTGGAATTAAAGCAATTCCAGCACCTAGTAATGATATTTCTCTTAGAATTGAAGCTGTAGAGTCCATGTTAAATAAAATGGCAGATGGAAAACCCTGCTTTTTATTAGATAATAGATGTTTAAACCTCAAAAAAGGATTCAATGGGGGCTATCATTATAGACGTATGCAAACTTCAGGGGAACGTTTTGATGAAAAACCAAATAAGAATAGATATTCCCATGTCCATGACGCTTTGCAATATATGTTAATGGGAGCTGGAGAAGGTCGTACCTTAATTCATGGTAAAAAACAAATGAACCCCACACAAGCAAAGACAAGTTGGAACGTTTTTGATAAAATTAATAAACCAAAAAGGAAATCTTGGAACGTATTCGGTCTGAATGGCTAGTATTTTTTTATACTCCCTTTAACCCTCCGTGGTACACAAAATGGCGTAAGAAAGGATTTACCCATGTGGGAGCTATGTCTTATGACCCTAATTTTAAATGCTGGATAATGGTAGAAGGATTATATGGAAGATTACATATAGAATTAATGGATAATGATGAAGTAGATAAGGTGCTTAGTTATGTTAAACGATTGCATGGTGTTGTTCTTAAGGGGGCGGAAAAAGAAACTCCTAATTTTAGAGGAGAATGGTGGGTTAAAGAACATAGTTGCGTTAGTTATATGCAACGAATGTTAGGACTAAGGAGATTTTGGTTATTTACACCGTATCAGCTATTTTGTGCGTTGCGAAAAATGAATTTTGCTATTTTTGTGGACGCTAGAATTAAAACAAAGGATTCTCAATGCCAAAAGTTGGAAAGAAAAAATTTGCCTATACTCCAAAGGGAAAAGCCCAAGCAAAAAAAGAAGCTAAAAAAAGTGGTAAATCAATAAAAGCAACAAAAAAATATTAATGGGCATTTTAAAAAGACCTAAATATCAGGAAACAGAAACTGACAAAATGATTAAACGTCAGATGGAACAAGAAGAAAAAGATCGTCAAGAAAAAGAAGAAGCAAGAGCTGAACGTAAAAGAAGAATGGCTAAAGGAATGATAGGTTCTCGTTCTATGTTTAGTAAAGCTGGTGGTGTAGGTTTTTATGATGATGAAGGGAATATAATATCATAATGGGTACAAAAGATGGTTCAAATAAAAAAGCTGGTAGTGGTAATCAAGGCAGTAATAATAACAACAATACTGTAACACCTAATGCTAGTGAAGTTGCGGCGGCAACAGAAGCCGTGCAAGATAAAATAGGTTTTTCAAAAACTAAACATCCAACAGAAGGTATTGTAAACACTTACGCTTTTGATTCAGAAGGAAATCAAACACATATGTATGGAGGTACTTTGTCAACAGCTACTAATGAGTATTTAGTTTCTATTGGTGAAGCAGAAAAAACTGATGGAGGTGGTTATATGCTTACTCCTAAAGGATGGGCATTAAAATATGGTTCATATACAGCAGGTGGCCCTCAAACACCTACTGGTGCAGTTGGTGGAAATACTGGAGGAGTAATGGGAAATACACCTCTATCTGATCAAATGTTTGAAAGCCAAAATAAAATGAAAAACATTATATTAGGTGCATTATCAGTAGTTGCTCCTTTTCCAGCTAGTTCAGTTTTAGCATATGGTTCAGAACAAGCTCATAATCAAAAAGGTAAGTATGGTGATTATTTAAAAAGTTTTCAAGCGTCACAAACAGCAAATTTAGCTATGGGAAGTGTTAGTAATCAAAATCCTGAAACAGCAAATCTAGCTATGGGCGATACTGAAGTTGCGTCTAATACTACTCCAAATAAGAAAAAAGGAAAAACACATAAAAAAACTGGTAACTTTTTTGCTGGTACAGGAGTAGATGAATCAACATCTATTAGAGAGTTCTTTGCGTAATGGTTAGTATAAATACAGACATATCACCTAATACTTCTCAGGATAAAAAAGTAGAAGCTATTTTAAAACGTTATAAAGAAGCAGATAATTTAAAATCTCAATGGAAAGATAAATTTGAAGAAGCATATGAATATTGTTTACCTCAACGAGAATCTTTTTATGATGAAGCGGCAGGTCAAAAACGTACCGATAAAATTTTTGATGAAACTGCTGTCGTAGGGATTCAAGAATTTGCTAGTCGATTACAAGCTGGTATTGTACCAACATTTGCAAGATGGGCAAACTTTGAAGCTGGTGTTGAAATACCAGAAGAAAATCAAGAAGAAGTTAATGCGTCTTTAGATGATATTACTCAATACATTTTTGAAATAATTGGAAACAGTAATTTTAATTCTGAAGTGCATGAAGCATTTATGGATTTAGCAATCGGCACAGGTGTTATGGTTATAGAAGAAGGTGACGCTGTTAATCCAATTAAATTTAATGCAATACCACTTCCTCATGTATCTTTAATGAACGGCCCAACAAATAAAATTGATTCAGTATACAGAAAACGCCAATGTAAATTAAACGAAATACAAGTTATGTATCCAAAAGCTGAAATTCCAAAAGAAGTAATGGAGTCAATGGATGAAAATAAAAAATGCACCATTATTGATGGTGTGTACCAAGTGTATGATGAACCAAACGTAGAAAAGTTTAAACATTGTGTCATTTTACTTGATAAAAAAGTAATTATTTTAGAAGAAATGTTTGAAGGCGTAGGGTCTAATCCTTATGTTTGTTTTAGATGGAATAAAGCGTCAGGCGAAGTGTATGGACGTGGCCCAATCTTTAATGCCATGAGTGCTATCAAAACAACAAACTTAACAATTCAATTAATTTTAGAAAATGCACAAATGTCAATTTCAGGAATATACCAAGTAGAAGATGATGGTATTGTTAATCCTGATAACATACAGCTAGTACCTGGCAGTCTAATTCCAATCGCACCAAACTCAAAAGGGCTGCAACCAGTTAATTCTGCTGGACGATTTGATGTAGCACAACTGGTGTTAGAAGATATGCGTAATAATATTAAAAAAGCATTATACATGGAAACACTTGGTAGACCTGAAGGTACACCAATGACAGCAACTGAAGTAGCAGAACGTATGGCAGATTTATCAAGACAAATTGGCTCATCTTTCGGTAGACTGCAATCAGAATTTGTTATTCCAATTTTAAGACGAGTAATAAGAATTTTAAAAGATCAAGGCAGAATAGAATTGCCAATTATTAATGGTAGAGAAGTTAAAGTACAAGCTATCTCTCCATTAGCAAGATCACAATATCAACAAGATATAAGTGACATAAATAGATTTCACGAGATTATCGCTACTACGTTTGGCCCTCAAGTTCTTAATCTTATTGTTAAACAAGACGAGGTAGCTAAACATATCGGTAAACTTATGAATATTCCTGAGAAACTACTACGAGATTCAACGGAACAACAAGCTCTAGCCCAACAAGTTGAAGGTATGGCACAACAAGGACAACTAGAAGGAGATATAAATGACGTCATGGGAAGCCCTCAAGCACCACAAAGACCAGCCCAAACCAGTCAATAGTATTGACGGATACGCAAGATCACCAGAAACAGAAAAATTATTAAATAAACTTTTTGGTTCTGTTTTTAAAGGTGATGATGGCAAACAAGTATTAACATATTTAAAGTCTATTACTACGGAAGCCGTAGCTGGGCCTAATATGTCAACAAATGAATTATTTCATTTGGAAGGAAGAAGATATTTAGTCGCAATTATTCAATCAAGAATAAATGCTAATTTAAAGGAGAAATAATGGCTGAAGAAAATACATCACAGGACACCAAACAAGAAACGTCAACCAGACCTGAATACATACCAGAGAAATTTTGGAACGAGGAAGCTGGAGAGGTAAATGTTGAATCGCTAAGTACATCATATAATTCTTTAGAAAAAAAGTTAGGACAGCGTACAGATGAATTAACAAAACAGATACGCACAGATATTGAGCAGGAACGTAATGCTAAAGTTCCTGAAAAATATGAAATTAAAATGCCTGAAATACCTGAAGATATTAATATTGAGGTGCATGAAGATCAACCTTTATTACAATGGTGGAGTGAAACAGCAAAATCAATGGGTCTTTCACAAGAGCAATTTAATGAAGGAATAAACCAATTTGTTCAAAACGAAATTGCTGGACTTCCTAATATTGAGCAAGAAAGTCAATTATTGGGTGATAATGCTAAAGATAGAATTGAATCAGCAGATTTATGGGCAAAAAAACATTTATCTGAAAATGCTTATTCAACTATTGCAAAATTATCCTCTACAGCAGATGGAATTAAAGCGTTAGAAGAAATAATGGCTTTAAATAAAGGCAGTGTTATGCCACAAGGTCAAACAGCCGTTGAGGCAAAACCTTCATTAAATGATTTACGATCTATGATGAAAGACCCTCGTTATTGGAAAGATGGCGATAAAGACCCTGCTTATATTGCTCGTGTATCTAAATTATTTGAACAAATATGAACAATAACAGATTAGTTAAAGTAATTTGGAGAGATACAAGAGAAGTAGATTCAGGTACATGGCACGATATGGCAGAAGTGGTTAAAACTGCTTCTTCTGTTATTCATAGTGTTGGTTGGATAGCACAAGAAACAGATACCGATTTAAAAATATCTGCTGATATACCTGAAGATATGCAAGATACAGAAGTGGGGCGTACAACTATTATTCCTCGTGGGTGCATTGAGGAAATAATAAATGTGCGTTGCGAAAAATCTCTTGATTAGTCATTAATCGCCTCAAGACCTTTAGAGTTAATGCGATTGCCCTTTTGGATAACTTTCAATCGACTCGGAAGATAATCGAAACCTTAACTTATGGAGATAAAAAATGGCTAGTACAATTACTAATGCATTTATTACTCAGTTCGAGTCAGAAGTTCACATGGCGTATCAACGCATGGGTTCTAAACTAAAAAATCTGGTAAGAACTGTGAACGGTGTGTCAGGTTCTAGTGTAAAATTCCAAAAGGTTGCAAAGGGAACAGCTTCTACAAAAGCAAGACATGCTGAAGTAGTTGCTATGAACTTAGCTCACTCTAA